GAGGAGTGCGGACTTCGCATCCTCGATGTCGCTCGAGTATTCGACGATGGTGACATCTTCGCTCGATACTTCGTCTCGAAGTTCGTTCCAGATGGTTTTCGCGAATCTTGTCGACTCGCTACGTGAGAGACGAACTGCATCCCGCAGACGTCGCTCCACTTCTCGGATGGATGTTGGGCGCTCGTGCTTCGACTTCATCGATTGCACTTCCGCTGCCGGATCCTTTAAGTTTGCTGTGAGTTCTTTGGCCTTCGATGCGAATGCATCGATGATGGCGTCGATGTGTCCGCGACCCAGACCAGCATCGAGCGCGGCCATCATGCCAGCACAGAGGCGGTCGTAGAGTGCCTCGATGCCTTCGTGGACCATCTCCGCCGCTAGGTCACCGTAGACACGCTCGACGAAGGACGCCACGTCTTCACCAGGTGCGACTGGAATCATCATCTCTTCTTCCATAGCATAACCTTCCATGTCGCCATACATGTCCTTTAACGACTTGACCATGTTCATTGGTTCCGCTGGTGTCGGTGTCAGCGACGCCTCACCGATTGGCCAGCGTGTGATTTCGTATCGTCCATCAGACATCTTCTTCCGCTCGACCATGTGGCCCGTGGCGCCGGACGAATATCCAAGCTTGCCAGACTTTGCGAGTTCCTGGATCATCTTCTGATACTGGTCAGCCATCTCGACCTGCGATTCGTACCAAAGACCTTTATCGTCCATGGTGATGTAGCCGGTTCCGATGCGTGACTTACCGACCTGCTTGTCCTGTCCGTGATGATAGTACAGGTTCATCGGCACTCTCTCGCCAGACTTCATCGGTCGTCCGAAATCAGTGCTCGCTGTGAAGTAGTCGCCTTCGAGGTCGGCGCCGCCGAAGCGCACCAGGTAACCACGCACGCGACCGGAATCGTCTGCCTTGATTGCATCACCGAAGGATACCAAAGTCTGCATCATAACTCCTTGACCGGCACGACCACGGCCTGTGGTCCCCACTCCGCGTTCGGTACTACTTTACCGAATGCACTGAGCGGTGTGCCTGTCTCATACAAACGATACCGTGAAGGTCCTAAGACCTGCCGACGCTCCGCTTCACTCAACATTCGGAACTGCTCCTCTTTGTCCGGCATCTCTTCCGGTTCATCGAAGCTCCCTGGCGGCAGTCCTGCAAGTTCAGCGTATGTCGGTGTGATCGGCACGACCGTACACCTACAGTTTGGATGCGACGGAACGATATCTGCAACTGGATTCGGATCTCCATGGAGCGACCAGCACACAGGACAGACATTGACGTCCCCCGCTGAGATGCGGCGCCAGCCACGCACAATGCTCAGGTTCGCCTCGAAGGTCTGTCGCTGTGCTTCGCGGTTGGCTCGAATCATCTCTGTCCGTGCGATGGTAGCAGCTCTCGAAGGCGCGAGAGTTTCGTATGTCCTTGACATCCTACGTGCGACCTGTAGAGGATTGAGACCTTGCGCGATGCCGATCGTGACATGGTCCAAAGCAAAAGGTCCTATCGCTTCGAACAGCAGACCTAGCGGTGAGCCGTCAGCCGCGAAGCCGACGACGTTGGTTATCGCCTCGACGGGGAGCCGGTTCCACATCAGATCAGTGGTGATCGACACCGACGAAGGAACACCCGCGACTGCTCGCACGAGATCCTCCTGGATGTCAAGCGACAGCTGTATGGCGCGTCGTTGACCGCCTGTTGCGATGTCGGTCGCCTGTGGCGCCCATCGTGCGACTTCATCGGCCATCTGCACATTGAGCGCCTCGAGGCGGAGCATATACTCGGAGAGGCCAGTGATATCCTCGCCTGCTGCCTGTGCTTCCTCGATGGCGGCTGTCACCGCTTCGAGGCGCTGGATGTTGTCAGCCTGGAGAACACCGTACGTCCTGCTCATCTCAGCGAGAGCAGCGTTCTCACGGTATCGGAGCTTGTTCCTGTAGCTCTCGTTGACTTGATAGATGTCAGGCATCGGTGTCAGTCAACTCGTAACCATAGTACGGGTGATAACTTTTCCCGTTCTCCTTCGGCGCCATGCGCTTCAGAATCTCTTTGCGCGCAGCTGTAGACCAGCGATATCCAGCATCGCCACCCCATGCCGCCCATGCGACACGACCAGCGGACGGATAACCATCCTCACCTGGTCGGAAACCTTCCGCTTGTTTGTCTACTTCGTGACGTCGGAAAAACGAATACATCCGAAGGACAGTCGACTCGCTGAGCTTCTCGCCGGAGATGATCTGATTCGCTCTGGCCCATGCCACGGCTGTCCCGCCATCACGACCAGCATCACGCCACTCGATGGCGCGCTGTGCTTCCTCCTTCATCTCTTTGGAGGGGATGAACTTTAGCCCTGGCTCAGATGCATCGTCGAATGCTTTGGTCTCTTCCTGGCGCACTGTGACAGGCAACAGGCCGAGGTGCTGGATAGAGTTCAGACCGACAGCCTGGAGTGCCGCTTCTGGTTCAAAACCAGCACGAATCAAAGCACCAGCAGCGCCGACCAGCTTCGCAGTTTCATCGGCAGTTCGAGCTGTCGAGACTGGCGCTGCATTAGGAACCAGGAGTTCCTGAGCGCCGATCTGAACAGGGACAGCAGTCGGGTGATAATAGCCGAGGTCATCATCCGAAGGTGTCACACCAGCGACACGCTTCGCGGTTGCTAGGTCCACGATGCCACTCTTGTAGAGTCGCTCCGCTCTCTCTGCGTCCTCATTGAGGTCAGCCTGAAGCGCTGGAACATTCGACACATCGAACTCCAAGTAATCGCCAGGCTGCGTTTCTTCGTAGTCTGGGAGCAGTGCGATAGTGAGCGCTTCGGACATCTGGCGCATCAGCGGAATCATTCCATCCGTCCACGCACTCCTGGTCGCTTGCTCAAGGTTGGAGTATGTTGCGCGCTCGAGACCGGAACCAAGTTGAAGGACCAAAGGATTGAGTCCGAGAGCTGCACAGACGCGCTCTTCCGGTTTGCGCCGAATCTCATCGAACGCCATCTCACTTGGTTTGTGGCTGACCTGCTCGACCTTGAACGGGCCAGTCATAACCAACACACTGCCGGCATTGTCGCCGGTGAAGTCCTGCTGTAGTTTTCGCTTCGTCTGTCTGGCATCGTCTTCGCTTAGGTCTTCGACGCCGCCCTTATAGTCAGGCCCGACCATAATCGATGGCATGCCACCGTTGCGAACCATACCGAATGCGGCGCTCGCGGCCACGTTGTCGGTGGCGATCTCACGAAGGACAGACGTGACAGGAGAGCGACCAAAGCGAGAGTCCTGCGGATCTCGACCATACCGGATGTGAATGAGGTCCTCGAGCGCGATGTCGTACGACGTGCCATCGACCGTGTACTGATACTTGATGAGCGGATTTACTTTGTTACCGACAGGTCTCATCATGTCAGCCGCTAGGTATTGCAGACCAACGACACGACCAGAGACGCGCACCTTGCGGAAGTAGGCGTTTCCGAGCAGCTGGTAGTCAGGGAGAATCCACGACCACACCAATGATGGCGGCACGTTCGGTGTTGGCTGTGCGAGCAGCTGCAGAATCGGGTGATCTGCTACTGTCTCGATCTGGCCATCAGGCATCGGTCTTCTGACGACAGGGACACCCTGGCTCCAGTTGCGAATGTACCAGTCCATGCCGATAGCAACGATGCTGTTCAGCATTAGATCGCCAGCCTGGTTGCGCCAGTTGAAACTCGAGCCTGGAAGGTTACGTGTCAGGAGACTCCAAAAGTCGCCATTCCCAGTGCCGGTGAAATAGGACGTCTGTCGCTGAATCAGCGGCGGCGGAAGGAGTGCATTTGGCGCGGCAGTGGCTTTGCCGATGAAGCGATCGAAGAGTCCCATGTGACTATTGTGTCCTTATCATGTCTTATACTGCACCCCACCCACCGCCACGACCGACGAGCTCGTCGTAGGCGTCAGTCAAAGCATCGACGATATCGTCATTCTTACCGAGCGGGAACGTTCGCATCTCATCGAGTAGTGTACGGTTCCAGTCAGCTGCGACCATGTAGACATTGCCACCAGCGACCTGACTCGCAAACGGTTCAGCGCGCACATCCTTCGATCCTGTCACCGGCAGGACTGTCACAGCACTACCATGCAACAGCCGGAGCATGTGCATCGCTTGACTCTTGCCAGCCTGGCCCGGGTCCTGCGGTAATCGAATCCTGATGCCACGACCATCAAGAGCAGCTGTCTGCTTTATAACTTTATCGCGCTGGTCGGTGTCATACTGGCCACGCACGACATCGAGGATCCAGATGCGTCCATCCGTGTCACGACCCATTTTGACACCTACAGTGAAGTCACCACTTCCAGCTGTCGCTGCGAGGTCCCAGGCGCGGGACATTTTCGCGATGTTCGGTGTCGCATGCTCGATGGTGATCCGGTCGCTCTTGAAGAAACTTCCCTCGCGTGGTGTCGGATGTTGCTGGTAGAGAGCACTCCAGCCGTAGTCTCCGGAGTTCGCGACCATGACCTCCTTGATGCGTCCGAGTTCCTTCACGTCGTAGCGTTCTGGCCACAAAGCTTCGCCAGGCATTCGACCGATCTGGTCAGACTCCTCCGCGATTGCCGGGAGGTTCAGCACTGTCCATCGATGTGGTTCCGATGAGATTGCGCGAGCGGTGATGTCATCGTGATGCCACCTGGTCGAGACAATGATGAGAGCGCCCTTCGGTTCGAGCCTCGTGTAGAGGTCGTCCGTGTACCAGTCCCAGGCCTTGTCGCGGTATAGAGACGATTCTGCATCCTCTCGAGATCGAATCGGGTCATCGATGATGATGCGCTTGAAGCCGACACCAGTTGGAGGTGAGCCGACACCACGCGCCATGAAGGTTCCGCCCTCCGGTAATGACCATTCATCCTGTGCGGCGTTGTCCTTCGCGAGCTTTGTCCTGGACGAAACGATCTGTCTGGACTTCCTTGAGAAGCGCCTCGCGATGCGTTCATTGTAGCCAGTGACCAACACGTTCGCGGACGGGTCTCGCTCGATGCAATAGGCGCCATATCGCACGGTCACTGTCTCAGTCTTGCCATGACGTGGCGGCATGTGAATCGCGAGTCTGTCGATCTCACCACGCTCCACAGCGTCAAGGTGTGAAGCGATGGCGATGAGATGCCGAGCAGTAAATGACCAGCCATTCGGAAGAGTCTCTCGAAGGTAGTCGAGATAACAGAGAGCCGTCTGCGCGCTAGTCTTCGTTTGGGCCTTCGGCGGCTGCGGAGAGAAGTTGAACCGAGAAGTTTGCAATCTTTTCGTAGAGAGCTGCAATCTGTGCGGCTGATTGGCCATGAACATATCTCTCGCTTTGCGTTGTCCTGGCGATGACCTGAAGCGCCTTCAGATTGTCCTCGAGGACAGAAGCCAGCAGATCATCAAGTGATACCACTGGCGCCTTCGGTGTCATTACAGTTTGTGACATGTCACTAACTGTCGGGCTATTGGTGACATCAATCGACATCCGACCGCGAATCTTATAGACGGTGGATCTTGGTAAACCATAAAGCCGAGAGACAACCAGCGGAGTCTGACCTGCTACGAGTGCAGCTTCGACCCTTGCGATTGTCTCTTCATCGTGTGCTATTGGACGTGCCATGCTTCTATTCTGGCTCATCCTGGCGCACTCTGCGCCGGTAGTGCAGCTGCCCGTGGCATAAGTAGCACAACACCTGGACATCCTCCATCAGCTCACCACCGAGTCTGATGTAGGTGATGTGATGGACATCGAGCTTGTAGCCGTCCTCCTGTCGACGGCCACACTGCTCGCATGTTCTACCCGATCGCTCGAGCGCCTTCGTCCGAATGTCCTGCCAGCGCTGACTCCGCATGTACTTGCGACGGTAGTCGCGCCATGCCTCATCGACCTGGTCGCTGGACGCTCCGATGGCCTTGAGCAGCTGGTAAGTGTTGGACCATGGTTTTGCCATGATGCTCTTTACGATGTTGTCCGTGTCCATGTGATCTCATCCTTGACCGGGTGATCTTCGCCCCACATCCAGTCAGTCGCGAACAGCGACTCAGGGTCCAGTGTGAGACCTTGTAGAGTCTTAGACTCTGTCCCTGTGTGCATCACGAATGCCTCGAAAAGGTCGGAGTATCGGATGTAGACATCGTGATCAAAGCACACACGTGTGATCGGTTTGCCATGCATCAAGTGTTGTATTACGTGTTCAAACTTCATTTTTCATTACCAGCCAATCTCGCGCCAGGACATCATTGCCTGATAACGTTGCGAAGCCCTTGCATCTCCACACGTTCGCTCCATCAAGCTCGTATCGCATAAGTGCAGCATCGACCAACTGAAGCTTGAAACGAGCGCCATCACGCCACACAGGACGTCCTGCGCGTACATCTGTCATGATTGACTCGAATGATTTGCGACCAGTATTGTTTTGTTTCTTACCGATACATTCTTGGAACTCTACACGCAGTGCAGGTTCTGACATCAGCCACCTGTTGAGCATCATCGTCGGAAAACCAACCGATGCAGCTGCATTGCTTCGTGTCTCACCGCTTGCAATCAGTTCGGCCCACTTGACCACGATCGCGGTCTTTTCATCGAGCGAGATGTAAGGGTCCATTTTCTTGACTGGCCTGTCTGGATTTTCTTCATTGATCCATCGCTGGACTGTCCCGCGTGTCATCTTCATGATCTGCGCGGTGCGGCTGATGCTGTTACCAGCAGATCTAAGTTCCTTGATTTGCACCAGGAGTTGTGTTCGCTCCTCGAGCTTTGTGTTCTTTGACATTGATTCTCCCCTTCAAAGTAAAAGACCAGGCACACCGTTCGGATGATGTGCCTGGTTCCGTCAGCGAGTCGTTGGCAACCGGGAGATGGTTACTCGCTGGCGTCTTCACCGAAGGGGTCTTCGATGTCATCGGTCTTGATCGCTGGCTGTGCGATCTTGGTCAGTTTCTTCTTGGCACTGACCGGAGAAACGGACACGATGGCGTTGGTTTGATAACCACGCGTGTTGAGCTTCGAGTCGACAGTGACCATCCACTCCTTAGCCAGGAGCGAGTCGATGTCAAGGTTATGAAACTCCGACTGTGTCAAGCGGCGTCCGAGCATGCCATCGAGCAGGATGGTTAGTGCTGCCTTATCGGAACCATAGCCCTGGCGCGTAAACTTTACGAAGCGAAACGCGTTGCTGTTGCTATCGCCATACTCAGTGGTCTCGAATGTAAACCGGAAGTTCGGAAGCATAACATTCGGATCATCGTACGATGGTCGGTCGATGCTCTCGACGTTTGCGAGACGACAGACATAAGAGCCTGCGACAGCTGCTTCGAACTGTGATGCGCCATCGTTGAACGTGGCGTTTGAAAAGAAACCCATAACTCTATTTCTCCTTTGGTCATATGACCACTCTGTGACAGTGCTGGCTCAGTTACCAATCCAGAAGGTGTTTCCACCAGCACCATCAAAGTTGACATTATCAAACATCAAACCATCTGTCAAACATAAAGTTGATGCTGTTCCTGTGGGCCAGCGTAAGCGCCCGGCCCGCAGGAGCAGTTTCAACTTAAGACCCCTAAGCGAGCACACTTACATGCTCGCAGGGGGGGGTTTCCAAAGGGGGGTTTATTCAGTTGTTCCCGTTTTATGATACTTAAGGGCGGAACAGGTCGGGAACAGGTCGCGGGAACAACTGAATCGCCTAAAGTAGACCTGTCGGACGGTACATTTTCGCGTTGCGTGGACCCTTGTCAAACGCCACGATTCGACTCGCTTCGAGGTCCGCGAGTGTAGCAGCGACGACCGATTTCCTACTGCCACACAACTCGACCAAACGCGACTGTGAGATGCCTGGTTCGCCACTGATGAGCTCAATGAGCTTCGACCGGATCTCCTGTGTGATGACCTCGCTCCTGGCGCCAGCGTCAAGCGTCCTGACCTTCGTGAGACCATCCTCATCACGGATCTCGAAGGTCACATCGATGGCGTCCTCATCACTGATCAGGCGCCCCTTCGTGACGTACATGCGATACAGGCCGTTCGCTTGCTTCTCAACAGAAAACGCCATGTCAGCAGCTGCGACAATCTCCGCAGCGCCTCGCATACCTTCGTGCTTGACCGTGCTGTCAGTGCCGCCCTTGCGATTGTGGTGAGCGATCAGGACAGTGATGCCGACATCCAGCAACTTCTTAAACGAATCGTAGAGTCGACGCATCTGACTGTTATCGTTTTCGTCCAGGCCATGCACACGCACCAGGGAGTCAATGAGCACCAGACCAATACCCTGCGACTGACAGTGCTTCACGATTCGTTCGACATCGAGCACATTGTCCAGCCTGATGCCGACTCTGTTGAGGTAGCCCATTCCTTCAGCCGAACGCATTCCGAGCTTCCTCAGCCTTTGTAGGACCTTCTGGACACCCATCTCCTCATCGATGTACAACACTTTGGTCTGAGGGATGTCGAACTCGTTCAGCCATTTGTCGCCGAATACAGCTGCGCGAATCAAATCGCACATCACCCACGTTTTGCCACTGCCTGGCGGTGATGACAGGTAATGCAGTCCGCCAGTCGACAACACGTTCGGAATCAGCCAGGACTGCGCTCCGAGTTTCTCCTCCTCGACCTCCATCCGTGTCCAGTCCCAAACCTCCCACGGAGACATCGTCTCACCGCCCGGCAGATCGTCGGGGACGTTACCCTGTGCCCACTGAACCCAGAAGCGGCCAGTGGTCTCACGGATGAGCTCAGGCTCGAGTGGAGGTTCGCAGTATGTGTCACTCCACCAGATGCTGAAGATGTTCGCCTGGTCAATCGAGAAGCGCTTTGCTCGCAAGAATCCAAGCAGTGTGACCAGCGCATTGTTTCGTCCGTTGAATGGTCCACCGCTTGCAGGTTGTGGCTGAAATAGCCGGTCCCAGTGGTGCTCACCATTTGCCACGACGCGAGCATGCGTCGCCATGTCTCCGGCCACCATGGCGCGGAGATCGTCTAATGAAAGTTCGTCCATTTTAGTCCTAGTCCGAGAATGACTGCGTGTCCAGCGCAGTGGTTACGAGTTTAC